TCACCGTGAGACCAACGTCCCAACGATAATGAGTCCGATAAGCTTCCATTCGACCAGTATTGCTCCCGCCAGAAGCATCTTCCAACGTCACCTGACCTTTATCATTCACCTGCAAACCAGCTGCCGAACCCTTGGGGATAATACCATGGCAGGTATTCGGTCCCCAAACAACAAGCCAGATCGAGGCATTATCAGAGCCGGTACCGCCGGCGTCGATAATATTATCACCATTCTCAGCAGTAGTAGAATTGAAACGGGGAGCTAAGCCCGTAAAGGCCTCTGGCTCGGTCGTCTCATTACCGTAGAATAGCGTAGACACGACTTCCTGATTCATGCCCTCGATATGAGGACGATCTTCCTGAAGACGGAACGCAGCAGTATTGCCGTTCAAATCAGCCAAGGCCTTATCAACCTCAGCATAGGCCTCCAACATACCGACATTATCTGTCACCTGGACAGTGGTCGATTTATTAGGCTGGACACCGCCGTACAATTTACGCCACGTCGGGGCCGGAATACCCGACCTAATAGTCGTACGATGACCCGTAGGTAGATTACCCTCAACCCAAGACATATCATCAAGAACTTCATTCGTCTCGTTCAAGATTTCAACGACGGTGGCAATCTGACCATCAGGACCGGTCACTTTCGCCAAGTCCAACAGAGTTGGATTATTGGCAGTCAAAGTAGCCATTATACTCTCCTTAGTTCATAGTGGGATACATAATCTCGGCTTGGGTCTTAGGAGCAGAAGTAGCTCCGCCTTGATGTAATGTATCCTCGCTCAATGCTTTCCCTACCTTATAGAAAAAGCGGACCAATTCGGGATGGTTACCAGCACCAGTGGTATCAAGAACTTCTCTCAACGCACTAGAACCAAAAGCATCCAGGGCTTTCTGTGCAACAGATAGATTCTCATCAAAGGAAGTACCTCCGATTTCATCATCTGCTTTCACAGCACTAACCCAACTCTCTTGAAGATCACCCCAAGTCTTCTGTTGAGTAGTGACAAACTCCTGCATATTTTTAACCTGAAGATCAACAAGCTTCTGAGCCTGCTCTTGCGTAAGATTTAATTCCTTCGCAATAGGAGTAAACTCAGCAACTAATTTCTCATCAATTGCAACATCTGTTGGGAGTTTGAAATCCTGGTATTCTTCTGGAGCCCCATCCTTCTGGCCCTCGTCGGCTTTGCCGTCCTCAGACTCCTGAGAGTCGTCTCCAGATTCCTTAGACTCAGGGGGAGAGGTAGTTTCTTCCTCTTGATGTTCAGATTCCTCTGAGCCTTTTTCTTCTGTAAGGAGCGTAGATTCCTCACTAGTTTCTTCTGTATTAACTGTTTCGTCAGGCATTATTTTTCCTCGCGTTGATTAGCTTCTTCTTTCATTATTGTCCAAGTATTAGGAGCGGTTTCCATTATCTCAGCAAATACCCAAAGACCTGCATCTCGTCTACCAGATAAGAGCGCCATGTCTATAGAATTATTAGACGAAATAGTATGAAACAGCTTACAATAATCTAGAAGCCGCCATAAAAAATACCGTCCTCCAGGGGTTGAAAGCAGTTGACGAAGCTCTTCTT